CCTTTTTTGAGCGCGCAAGCAGACCCACGACCCCCATTGGGAAGATTTTCCCTGAAAATGGCTCGGCTAGGCACTATTTAGAATGAAAGAGATTGCTCTGGCTGAATTGGGTGAGATTGTCCGAATTAGGGACGAATCGACTTACCGAGGTGTGCCAGAACCCAGAATCCACACTAAACTCAATGATTTCCCCTCTTATGGCGAGCAAATGATTAAATTCTGCGAGGAAATCGGCTTCACTTTGATGCCTTGGCAACAATGGCTAGCTCACCATACTTTGAAATATAAATCTGATGGCCGATGGGCTCATCCAGTAGTCACCTTGCTCTGCGCTCGGCAACAGGGTAAATCGACCTTTATGGCGCTTCAAATCCTATTTAGAATCTATGTATTGAAAGAAAAGCTGCAAGTCCATACTGCTCATAAGCTAACAACTTCAGCAGAACTATTTTATAAAATCTATGCAATTATTGAACAGAATCCAAGGCTAGCTGCTGAATTTACAAAAAAACTAGAAAGTAAAGGCTTTCAAGAGCTTCAATTTACTGAAGGCCGTCGATATATAGTCAGGGCCAATAACTCGGCTGGTAGAGGCATTGCAGCCCCTGAAACGATACACCTAGACGAAGCTAGAGAGTATAAAGATGAGGATGTCTGGTCTGCTCTAAGATATACGCAAATGGCTTCAGCCAATCCTCAAATATGGGTTTATTCAAATGCTGGAGATCAACACAGCATAGTTCTAAATAAACTCAGGGAAAGAGCGATGGCTGCGATATTTGGTAGCAATGATGATATTGGTTGGTTTGAATGGTCAGCGCCTCAAGGCATTAAATTTGATAACTCACCAGCTTTCTGGCTAGGTGTCTGCCAAGCAAATCCGTCACTTGGCATAACAGTCCATCCAGATAACATTCGCGCCGTATTGTCAGACCCCGAGGATATTGTGCGCACAGAAGTTTTATGTCAATGGGTCGATACAATCAATCCAGTTATCAATCCGTCTCAGTGGGAGAGTTGCAAAGTTGAGGGACTTCGACTCAACCCTGAATCTGATACTTGGTTGGCTATTGATCTAAGCCCTAGTAGAAAAGAAGCGGCGCTAGTCGCTAGCCAAAGACTTGAGGGCGATAAGTTCCAAGTAATATTGCTTCAGACTTGGCATAACCCTGCCAATCTGGACGATAAAGCAATGGCTAACGATGTAGCGGAATGGGTGCGAAAGTATCCAGTTCAGTTGGTTGCCTATTCAGCCAGAACCGCCTCGGCAGTTGCTGCGCGATTAGCTCCTGCTGGTATTAGGGTTGAGCCAATAGATGGCCTTGACTATGCACAAAGCTGCGATGAGTTACTGGGAGCAATCTCATCTCAGCGGTTGGCTCACTCGGGACAAGATGAGCTGACAAAGCAATGCCTATCCGCCGTCAAGCTACCCTTTGGAGACGGCGGCTGGGTAATGGGTCGTAAGGTAAGTAATACGACAATCTGCGGAGCAATTGCTTCAGCCTTGGCAACACACTACGCAACTCAGTCTGAAATTGGAGTAGATATTCAAATAGTGTAAGTGGGTTGATTTACAATGTCAGTAATGGGTGCTATAAGAGATTTCCTATTTCCAGTAGTTGAAGCAAAGAGAACTATTGCGGTCTCAGATGTAACTGCTGCCTTAACCCCAGTCCAAATATCTGACTCGGTATATAACATTCTTGGCGGTGCTACTAATACCACTCGCCAATTAGCAATGAGCGTTCCATCCGTTGCCAGAGCTCGCAATATAATCTGCGGAACTATTGGCTCATTACCTTTAACAACTTTTAATCGCATTACTGGCCAGTATGTTGATCCACACAGAGTTATCAATCAGCCAGACCCAAGAGTTGCTGGGTTCGTAATCTATTGCTGGCTGGCTGAAGATATTTGGCTTTATGGCGCTGGTTATGGTCAAGTTCTCGAAATGTATAGCGCAACTGATGGCGGTCGCGTCAGAGCTTGGACTCGGGTGAGTCCAGAGCGCGTCACAGTTGATACAGATTTTCTAAATACTGAAATTACTGGATATAAAGTTGATGGCAAGTCAGTCCCACTTCAAGGCGTAGGTTCATTAATTAGATTTGATGGCCCAGACGAAGGATTACTTCACAGAGCTGGCAAAACAATTGCAGCAGCCGTATATCTAGAAAACGCAGCAGTTAATTATGCTAAAGAGCCAGCACCTTCAATGGTGCTAAAATCAAATGGCACTAACCTAACAGCAGAACGCATTTCAGCTTTACTAACCGCTTGGAAGACTGCTCGTCAATCTCGCTCTACAGCATTTCTAAATGCAGATGTAGAATTGCAGCAATTTGGCTTTGATCCCAAAACAATGCAACTAGCAGAGGCTCGTCAATATGTGGCGCTAGAACTTGCTAGAGCTTGCAATATTCCAGCTTATTTTTTAAGCGCCGAAACAACTTCAATGACTTACTCTAACGCTGTATCGGAAAGGCGCGGGCTCGTAGATTTCTCACTTCGCCCAATTCTAAAAAGTGTAGAGGAAAGGCTTTCACTTCCAGATTTCGTCCCTAATCCAGTAATGACGCGTTTTGCGCTTGACGATTTTCTTCGCGGTAATCCGTTAGAAAGAGCGCAAGTCTATGAAATCCTAAACCGCATTGGCGCAATGAGCGTTGAGCAGATTCAACGAGAGGAAGATTTAATACCTAATGAAAGTTAATATTCCAATGGTCGTAACAGCGGCCGACACAATCAAGCGCACAATAACTGGCACTATTGTCACTTGGAACGAGCAAGGCAATACTTCAGTTGGCCCAACAGTCTTTGCAGCTGATTCAATTGAAATGAAGCCAGTTAAGTTGCTTCTTGAGCACGACCGCACTCGCCCGATTGGCAAAATGGTCTCTCACAATGTAACTAAGTCTGGTATTGAAGCAACTTTCAAGATTGCCAATACTATGGCTGGAGAAGATGCTTTGATTGAAGCAACTGAAGGTCTGCGCGATGGATTTAGCGTTGGCGCTCAGATTAACGAATGGACAAACAACAAAGGCGTTATGCAGATTACTTCAGCAACTTTAGATGAGGTATCTCTAGTAACTGATCCTGCAATTGATTCTGCTCGCGTAAGCGAAGTAGCAGCGTCAGAGAATGAAGCACCAAAAGAAGATTCTGACTTGGCAACCGCTGATTCAGAGAAACCAAACGAAGGAGACCAAGTGTCTGACACTACCGCTCCTGCTCCTGCCGTTGAAGAAGCGGTAGAAGCAGCTAAAGCAAATATGGTTGAGGCAGCTCGCCCAGCCTTTTACACAGCACCTCGCCTTGAATTTTCAAAGGCAAAATATCTTGAGAATAGCGTTCGCGCTAAGCTTGGTGATGACGCTGCTCGTCAGTATGTTATGGCAGCAGATGACACCACTTCAAATAACGCTGGCTTGATTCCTACTCGTCAATTAACCGAGGTAATCAACCCACTATCAAATGCTGATCGTTCAACAATTGATGCAATCTCTCGCGGAGTTTTACCAGATGCTGGTATGAGCTTTGAGATTCCAAAGATTACAGCCGTCCCAACAGTTGAAGATGAGAACGAAGGCGATGCAATTGTCGAGACAGGAATGACCAACAGCTTCCTAACAGTAAATGTTAATAAGTATGCAGGTGGCCAGACCTTCTCCGTTGAACTTCTTGACCGAAGCAATCCAGTATTCTTTGATGAGCTAGTCCGTCAGATGGAATATGCCTATTCACTTGCAACAGATAAATTTGTTGCTGCTCAACTTCTTGCTAATGGTCAATTAGCACCAACAGCTCAAGCAAATAGCGCGACAGGCTTGCTTGGCTTCGTTGCTGAAGCAGCTGCTGAAGTTTATGCTGATTCTCTTGGATTTGCTCGTAACTTAATTGTGACACCTGAGCAATGGTCAAAGATTATGAGCTACAACGATTCAGGCCGTCCAATCTACACAGCTTCACAGCCTCAAAACGCAGGTGGAGCAGTAAGCCCACAAAGCCTTCGCGGAAATGTTGCTGGACTTGATCTATATGTATCTCGCGCACTTGGTATCAACCAGAGCGCAGCTCCAACTGGAGATGGAACGATGGTTGTAATCAATCCTGATTCTTACACTTGGTATGAATCTAGCAGATTCCGTCTGCAGACAAATGTGGCTCTAAACGGCCAGATTGAGGTTGCTTACTACGGCTACGGCGCACTTGCCGTTAAAGTTGCAAATGGTTCTTGCCACTTCAACTTAACCTGATAAAACCCTAGTAGTGACGGCCAGTCCGCTCCCGAGCTGGCCGCTCACCTAACTGATTGAAAGGATGACGAAATGCCAACGATAGTTACAGCCACAGAGCTAAGGACAATTCTTGGCGTTTCGTCATCCCTATATCCAGATGCTTACCTAAACGATATTGTTGATGCTTCAGAGAATTTAGTTTTGCCAATGCTAGTCACATTCCAGAGCAAGATAAACAAAGTAAAGCTTGAGGATAATGTCGCTTACTTTGAGACCGCAACGATTCAAGAATTCACAGAAGGCCAATCTGTAATTATTACTGGATGCGGATCACCATTTAACGGCACACACACAGTATTAGCAGATGAGTTATCAGATTATGTCTTTACAGTCGCAATCACCAACGCAGATATATTGGAAAAAAATGTTATCCCAGCAGGAAACGCTGCGCTCTCTGGACTATCAACCTATGTCGGAAATGCCAATGCTGAAGCTGCAATTCTGGCTATCTCAGTCGAAATCTTCCAAGCGAGAACAGCCGCTGGTGGATCAATAGAAGGCATAGATTTTGCAGTAACCCCTTATCGACTATCGAAGAATTTACTTGCAAAAGTAACGGGGCTGCTAGGGCCTTACCTTGATGTAGAGACGATGGTTGGTTAATGCCATCAACAATTGCCACAGATGTTAGAGGCGCTATAAAAACTGCGCTTGCTGGCGTAGCTGCCAATATCTACGATGCTGTTCCAGAAGCGCCCATCGTTCCAGCAATAATTTGCATCCCAGATTCGCCCTATATGGAGCTTGAAGTCTTGGGTAAAGCTACAACTAGAGTTAAATTAAATTACACCATAACTGCCTGCGTTGCGTATTTCAGCAATGCCGCTGCTTTAGATAATTTAGAGCAAATGGTCATTAGTATTCTTGGAGCACTAAATGCTTCCAAGTATGAATTATCGGTAGTCGAAAGACCATCGGTAACAGAAGTCGGAACTACTACCCTGTTAGTTTCAGATATACGCTTGAGCGTCCGCTACGAGCAAACCGCATAGGAGACCCAAATGCCAACTACAGTAATAACTGGGCGCGATGTTACCTTCACGCTTGATAGCGTAAATTACGATGCCCAAGCAACAAGCGCAGTCCTAAGCTGCGAAACTATCATAGAGACCTATCAGACTCTTGATGGTCGCGCCTATAAGTCCGTTGATAAGCAATGGACATTTGCAATTGAATTGCTACAGGATTGGGGAGTTGCAAGCTCTCTATTCGAAGCAATGTGGGCTGATGCTGAAACAGCACCTAATACCACACTCACAGTTGCTTTCACAGCTGCAACTGGCGCAGTATTTACTTTCAGCGTATTGCCAATTTTCCCGACTGCTGGTGGAGCTGCTCCTGGAGCACTTACCGACACTTGGACAATGACAGTAGTTGGAACACCAACAGAGAACTTCAGCTAAGAGATCGGAGCATCGGGAGCTATGAAGTCAGCAATTACAATTACATATAACTCGGGCGACCAAGCGACTTATATCGCGCAACCGCCCGAGTATGCCAAATGGGAAAAAGAAACAGGCAAGTCCATTAGGGCAATGTCTGAACCTGGCATCTGGGACGTCTTATTTCTTGCATACAATGCAATGAAACGAGAAGCAGCAGGTAAGCCAGTTAAATCTTTTGATATTTGGATGGATACAGTCGCAGATATTGAGGTAGAGGGTGATAGCCCAAAAGCTACCCCGACGGAAGTCTAAACAGACTTATCGTCGAGTTAGCAATAGCCACCAATATCCCAATGCAATATTGGACTGATGCAGAGGATATAGTTACAGCAGTCGAGTTATTGGAAAGGCGAAATAATGGCTGATGCAATTGCTTATGATAAAGCCGACCTTCGCCGTATTAAAGGCGCTTTTAAAGCTATGGATGAAACTGCCCTTGATGCTGCCAAAATTCAATCTAATTCTTTAGCTGAGTATCTACGCAAGAAAATTCAAGAAGCAGGTGGCCAAAGAGTGCGCTCTGGTAAAGCCGTAGCCCGAGTAGTTGATGGCGGTAAAGTATCTAAATCCAGCAAGCTAGGCGAAATCTCTTATGGTTTTGCCAGCCAAAGATTCTCAGGTGGAGCTACAACCCAAATGCTCTGGGGCGGTTTAGAATTTGGATCTAAACGCTATAAGCAATTTCCAACTAGAAATAAAGATGGTTATTTTATCTATCCTACTTTGCGCAAAGAGCAGTCTTATTTAATCGCTCAATGGGAAAAATCATTTAGCGAGATTCTTGGAAAGTGGGATGATTAATGGCTGGTAATAGAACCCTTAAATTATCCATCCTTGCCGATGTTGATGATCTAAAAAAGAAGCTAGGTGACGGCAGCAAAGAAGTCGAAGGCTTTGGCAGTAAGGTAGGCGATTTTGGCAAAAAAGCTGGCATTGCTTTAGGTGTTGCGGCGACTGCTGCTGCCGCTTATGCCGCGACTTTATTAATTGATGGCGTTAAATCAGCAATAGAAGATGAAGCTGCTCAGGCAAAATTAGCTGGCACTTTAGAGCGCGTAGCAGGTGCATCAAAAGAGACTGTCAAAGCTGTTGAAGATTACATAACAAAAACGGCATTAGCCACAGGTGTTGCAGATGACAAATTGCGGCCAGCCTTCGACAGATTAATTCGCAGCACTGAAAATGTAAAAGGCGCGCAAGATGGATTGAATCTTGCTTTGGATATAAGCGCAGCCACGGGCAAAGATGTTGAAACAGTTAGCGCCGCTTTAGGCAAAGCATTTGATGGCAATGTCACGTCGTTAGGCAAATTAGTTGGCGGCTTTGAAGCTTCAGAACTAAAAGGCAAAACACTCGCAGATTTGATGCCGACATTAACTGAACGCTTTGGCGGCGCAGCTCAAGAGCAAGCCGAGACATTTGCTGGCAAAATGGCAAGACTTGGTGTTGCATTTGATGAAGCTAAAGAAACTGCTGGATCATTCATATTAGATGGCATCACGCCACTCATCACAGCATTCGTAGATAAGGGAATTCCTGCAATTCAAGAATTTGCCGATGAGATTGGCCCAAAATTAAAACCAATTATTGAAGGTGTATCAAAATTTGTACAAGAAACTTTATTGCCTGCTTTTAAAAATTGGTATGAATTTATTTACACAAAAGTTATACCGTTTTTAATCAATACTTTTAAGCCTGTATTTGAAGGATTAAAGACTGCTTTCAATACGGTTAAAGATGCAATAGATGACAACAGAGAAGGCTTTGATAAATTAAAGCCAGTCATTAAAGCAGTTGCAGAATTTATTAGAGACAAAGTTGCGCCAATTCTTAGCGGCGCATTCAAAAAAGCTCTTGAGGTTATTGGCACAATCTTAGGCGGTTTAGTTGATGGCTTTGGCAAGTTAGCTGGATTTATTGGCGATGCTTACAATGCACTTTCTAAATTTGTAAATCTAATTAAAAATAATCCAATTGTCAAAGGTATTGGCGATTTAGTAGATAAAGCCTTTGGAGGCGGTAAAGCAACGGGAGGAGCAGTCAATTCATCCCAGTCTTATTTAGTAGGTGAGCGAGGCCCAGAACTATTTGTTCCCAATACGGGTGGGCGCATTATCCCAACTAATTCTATGGGTAGGCAAAGTATTGTTATTAATGTCAATGCTCCTAGTGCCATAGATGAAGAAGGATTTACTAGAGCGGTAGTCCTAGCTTTAAATAATAGCAATTCTCGAACTGGCGCAGGCGCTCTGCAACTAACGGGCCTATGACAATTTGGAATCCTACTTATCGCGTTAAAGTTGCTGGCACTACAGTCACCAACGCAACTCTCAGCGGTCTTACAATTACTTCAGGCCGAACCGATATTTATACCCAGCCAGTTGCAGGTTATTGCAATGTGACCTTGATTGAGACTAGTGAGGCAGCAGTCCCATTTGAAATAAATGACGCAGTTACAATAGAGGTGCAGGATTCTACGGCAACTTATGTAAATCTCTTTGGCGGCTTTATAACGGATTTGGGCATTACAATTCAGACTTCAGGATCAACTGCTACGAGTCAGCAGATTAGAATTGTTGCAGTAGGAGCTTTAGCCAGATTAAACAGAGCAGTTTATACTGGCAACTTTGCCCATCAATTTGATGGAGACCGCATTGAAGAATTACTTAGCGGCGTATTATTTGACCAATGGAACGAAGTGCCAGCTGCCGAAACTTGGTCAAGCTATGACGCAACGACACAATGGCAAGATGCAGAAAATAGCGGATTAGGCGAGATAGACACTCCTGGTGATTATGAGTTGCACTCAGAGACTGGACTTAATGACACAGTTTATAATTTAGCTTCTAGGTATGCCACTAGCGGACTGGGTTATTTATATGAAGATGCTCAAGGCCGAATTGGTTATGCCGATTCGACACACCGAGGCCAATACCTTGCGACTAACGGCTATGTTGATCTTGATGGCAATCACGCCATCGGCCCAGCTCTTTCCATAGTCAAGCGCGCTGGCGATGTCCGAAACGCAATCACAGTTGGCTATGGAATTGGCAGCGCATCAGAAACTGATGAGGATGCAGCTTCTATATCGCTTTATGGCCAACTAGCTACCACAATATCTACAACCCTTAGGCATCAAGCTGACGCCGCAGCTCAAGCAGCCTTCTATCTTCTTATCCGCGCTTATCCTCAATTTGCCCTACGGCAGATAACCTTTACTACGGCCAGTCCAGAAATTGATGATGCCGACCGAGATAGCTTGCTAAATGTATTTATGGGTATGCCATTGAATATTACTAATTTGCCAAGCAATATGACCGATGGCGAGTTTCAAGGATTTGTTGAAGGTTGGACTTGGACTGCAAGTCTTAACCGTTTAGACCTGACGATGAACCTATCGCCTATAGCTTTCAGCCTTCAAGCCTTCCGTTGGAACTCAGTTCCAGCGGTAGAGAGTTGGAATACAATAAACCCATTACTGGAATGGTATAACGCTACAATTGTGGCATAGGAGACTAAATGGCAACGACTACTAATTACGGCTGGACTACCCCTAACGATACTGATCTCGTCAAGGATGGAGCAGCTGCAATTCGCACATTGGGAAGCTCAGTCGATACAACGACAAAGAACTTAAACCCACAGACAACTACTGGCGCACTTGCTTATAGATCAGCAACCGCCAATGTAAATACTGCTTTGCCAATAGGCACTGCTGGTCAGATTTTAGCCGTATCTGGTGGCGTTCCTGCTTGGATAAATAATGATCAAGGCGATATAACTGAAGTTCAAGCTGGAACTGGTATTTCAGTGGCTTCTGGAACTGGGCCAGTCCCAGTAGTTTCGTATGATTTTCGGGCAGGTTCAGCCTTAACACTAAATGCTCAGACTGCAACTTATACAATAGTTTTAACGGACGCAGACCAAAAACTGGTCACTATGTCCGTTGCTACTGTTAATGATTTTCAAATTCCAACGAATGCCAATGTTGCTTTTCCAGTTGGCACAGTAATTAATGTTATTCAAATCGGTGCAGGTCAGACCACAATTAAGGCAGTTACTTCAGCCACTACTACAATCTCATCAACAGGAGCTTCTGCAATCGCACCTAAGTTGAGGGCTCAGTATTCAGCTGCTTCCTGTATTAAGGTCGCAACCGACACTTGGTATGTTGTAGGAGATATTGCCTAATGAGTTTAATCGGGATTATTGCTTCACAAAATTATCCGCGTTCAGTCAATTTCACACTTGATTATCTAGTTGTTGCTGGTGGTGGGTCAGGTGGTGGTTATACAGGTTATGCTGGCGGTGGTGGTGCAGGTGGTTTGCGTTCAACTGTGACTGCAACTGGTGGTGGCGGAAGTTTAGAAAGTGCTTTAACTGTGGCAACTGGAACAAATTATAGCCTCACCTGCGGTGCTGGTGGAAGTGGTGCAAGCGCTGGAGCGAATGGAACAAATAGTGTATTCAGCACAATCACTTCAACAGGCGGTGGCAGAGGTGGATACTATGACGGCGCAGGTAACGTAGCCCCTAATTCTGGTGGCTCAGGCGGTGGTTCGCGCAATGGTAATGGTGCGGCGGGAACTGCCAATGAAGGTTATGCAGGTGGAAATTTTGGTACATCATCTACTGGGGGCGGCGGTGGCGCTGGTGCTGTCGGCACTAACGGCGGCTCAGGTGTTGCTGGCACAGGTGGTGCGGGTGTATCGGTAAGTATTTCAGGTAGTAGTGTCACTTATGCTGGTGGCGGTGGTGGAACAGTGCAAGGCGGCGGGGGTGGCGCAGGTGGCTCTGGTGGCGGTGGTGCAGGTGGCGTTGATTCAACTATTGGAAGTAATGGAACAGACAATCGCGGTGGCGGTGGTGGTGGATCAGGCGGTCTTGCCAGCGCGGGATCAAACGGCGGTAGCGGTGTAGTTATTTTGCGTTATCCAGATACTAGAACAATTACAATTGGCGCAGGTTTAACAGGAACAGAAAGTGCTGCAAGTGGCGGTTACAAGCGAGCCACTATTACTGCTGGCACAGGAAATGTGAGTTGGGCATAATGGCACATTACGCATTTTTAGATAATAACAATGTAGTAACAGAAGTTATTAAAGGCATTGACGAAACTGAACTCATAGAAGGTTTAGACCCAGAAACTTGGTATGGTAATTTTAGAAGCCAAGTCTGCAAGCGCACTTCATATAATGGCAATATCCGCAAGCAATATGCAGGGATTGGCTATACCTATGATGCAATCAATGATGTATTTATTGCGCCACAACCTTATCTATCTTGGTCGCTAGATCAGAATTATGATTGGCAACCGCCTATTCCTAGACCTGTAGGTATGTTTTGGTATTGGAATGAAGATAGCCTAAGCTGGCTGGAACAATCTTTATAGATAATGAATAGACTATGTGCAGCGGGCGTTCAGTTAAGGGAGCAAATCGACGATGATTATCCTGATCGCGATAGGAAGTCTGATGGTTGGATTGCTGACGCTCGTCACCTTGCTAAAGGTAGTTCTGACCATATACCAATCAATGGAATCGTTAGAGCTATAGATATTGATTCTGACCTATCGGCACATAAAGAAGAAGCTTATGCGCTGGTCGAGAAGATTCGTAAATGCGCCAAGAAGGGGGATAAGCGCATTAAATATATTATCTACGATGGAAAGATTATGAGCCCAATACTGGGCTGGAAGCGGCGTAAATACTCAGGCCCTAATCCTCATCGTTCCCATTTCCATATTAGCTTTACAACTTTGGGAGACAAAGACAGCAGTTACTTTGACCTAGAAGGAGACAAGAATGAGCGACCTAAAAAAGATGGCCGAAAGCTGGGCAAAGACATTCCTAGCGACAGCACTAGCGACTTACCTAGCGGTGGGATTCGACCTCAATGCGATTGCAAATGCCGCTCTAGTGTCAGTCTTGCCTAGCATAATTAACTGGCTTAACCCTAACTACGAGCGATACGGCAAAGTCCGGTAATGGTTGCAGCTGAATTAGCAACCCTAGTTGCGTCAGTCTTGGGATCAATTGCCCTACTAATTGCTGGCCTTCGCTACATAATTAAATTGGAGAATATTC